AAACCCTATCTGATAGATATAAAAAACAAAGTCGCAAGTAAGTTACCCTGCTGCAATATATTTGTGTGCTGGTCTGATGAATATGATTGGAAGTTCAATAAAATACCTATTGATGAAGCTATTTCAAAGTTAAAGCGTTGACAGATCTCATCTCTCTGCCAACCAGTCAACAACTAGATTGTTTAAAGTGGCTTCGGTTTCCTTGTTTATACCTAGTAGCGGGCGCTCTGCGTATTTCACCGTAATGCCACGCTTGCTCACGCGGTCACGCAGGCCGTAATGGTGTACACGGGCCAGACGCTGCACGGCAGGCACAAAAGCCACCTCGGCACTGTCGCCTGTTGCCTTTGTTTTCAGATACTTTGCGGTTTTCAGCTTCACAAACATCTTGCGCTTAATTCGCCCCGGCTTTGTCCTGGCGGATACGCGGCGCGGTTCCCATGCGCTGCCGTCGGGCGCACGCTGTGCCGTCATATTGGCCTGCTGAATCCGCCTGACGTCGCGCGCCACCTCGCGCAGCATCTTTTTACGCTCTGCTGGTTCCAGCTTTGCCAGCAGCGCATCCAGCCAGGCGTCAACCTCGTGCAGATTATCCACGTTTCACCGTCCAGGCTTCCTCTGGCTCGTCCGGCTCCGGCACGGCTCTGACCTCTGTCACGCCGTTGACTTCCTCGGCGATAACACATTCTGTCAGCTTTAAATTAATGCTGATATCACAGGCACCGTTGCCGAGAATATCCACCTCAAACGTAAAAAGCCGGTCACGCTCTGCGGGATTCTGCAGGGCATGGGGCTGGTTAGTGCGCAGCCAGTACATCACTGCCGCCATCAGCAGATTTTGATCGCCTGTGAAGTCCGTAATCACCACGTTGAGCGTGTAGCGGTATTCCCACGACACTGACGCGGCAGAGGTGGCAACTGATGCGCCGCTGTCAACGAACAGGTGCAGCCTGTCGGGGTTCGCCCGCACGTATTCAACGGCTTTATTCAGGGCTTCGCGTAAGGACTGCGGCTTGTTCATCGTCTTTCTCCTGGCAGGTCACTATGGTGTCCACCTTGTCGGCGCAGGCCGCCCAGGCGGTTTCTGTCTCATCCAGCAAAGCCAGTAAATCGCCGTTAGTGCGCGCCGCCGACGGCCCCAGCTGGCAGCGGGTTATTCTGGGACAGCCACTGACGGTAAGATTCACCTCCTGTGATGGCCGGTCGCTGGCGCAGCCGGACAGCAGCATCAGGCAGAGGGGCATCACTCCAGCGGCGAAGGGTGTCATTTTCACGTTTCAGATCCTCAATCTGGCGCTGCCGCTGGCGCAGCAGTGCGTTATTTTTTTCAGCCGCCGCATACAGCTGCGTCTGTGCAAGGTTGCTGCTCTGCACCAGGATGTTGACCGCCATCAGCTGGCTGTTTTTCTGGCTCAGTTTTTTGTCCTTTGCGGCCAGCTCTGCCTGCTGCGTGCCGATAGTCCTGTTTGCGCTGTGCAGCTGCCACGACAGCAGCCCGGCGGTTACCAGCAGCATGACAAAGCAGGTCACCACAACGGCGCGAATCATGATGCCACCCCTTTTAAGCACCAGCTCATCTCGCGCCCGCGCCGGTTATCCAGCCCCTGATTAAATACGCCTTTCACGTACACCCATCGCGGCAACTGATAACAGGCATCGCGCCACCGGCTGGCCCTGATGAGTTTCACCATCGTTGATGCGCACACGTTGCCGGTGCCGACGTTAAACGCCAGCGACACCAGCGCGTCATAGACCTGCTGCGGCATGGAAACCGCCACGCAGCGCGCCAGTGCCGCCTCAACGCGTAACACATTGGTGATGAACGTCCCGGCAGCCTGCCGCTCGGTAATGGTTTTGCTAGGCACAACGCCCCGCGTGTTGCCAATCCCGTCAGTCCACACGCCCGCATCGCACAGGTATGGCTTAAGGCGACAGCCCTCGTAATCGGCAATCAGTTTCAGCCCCTCAACCGAGGTATGCAGCTGCTGAAAGTCCGGCAGTGTGGCGGCGATGGCCAGTACCGCACCCACGGCGCAGCGTTTAACGGTTTGCAGATTCATACTCCTCCCGCGTGATGCGCCCGCTAGCCAGCAGCTGGTAGGTTTTGTGCTTGTAGTACCAGCTGATTAGCGCCATGCCGATGCCGATGATCAGCCCGGCCCATGTTGAAACGTCTTTAACCGAAAGGTCGCCCAGCCACGCCATAAACACGGCCATCGACCAGGTAATAAACGTACTGATTCTTTCCCACATGATTTAGTCCCATAGCTGCACGGTCTGCGCCGTGGCTGCGGGCGCAACGTCCGGCAGCTCGACCTCTAAACCGTGGGGTAAGGTGGGGCCGTATTCCGCCAGCCCCGGATTGGCCTGTAACACACGTTCGGACAGCCCCTGCGTGCGCCCGTAGTGACGCCAGCAAAGTGCGTCTACCGTGTCATACTGCTGCGCACGCACTTTCATCAGATAAGCTCGACGGTAATATGCGGCAGATCCTGCACGCGGCTGATGGCCCAGCGCGCATCCCGCCACAGTTCGGCGCTGGCATCTTCCAGCACCTCGCCACGCCTCACGCCGGAGGCGGTGGCGTCAAAGTCGCTGTAACGCTCGTTGAGCACCGCCCGCGTCCAGCACCAGACGGCGCTTTCATAGTGGTGCAGGCGCACGCTCTGCCCTGCCAGCTTCTCGGCAGGTACGTCGGCCAGTGCGTTATAGCCTTTCATTTCCTGCCGCTCACGCCATGGGTAAAGCTCAGCATTAATTTCTGCAATGGCGGTCAGCACCACCTGTTTAAGCCGGTCAGGCGTCACGGTGCCGTCAACACGCATCGCGCTGCGGAATTTCTGCAAATCCATGTCCGGCCAGAATGAGTTATTGGGGATAATCACCGGCGCAACGGGCCACTGCACTGATGCAACCTTGGGCTGCTCGGATGATACAAAATCCATTGTTACTGCTCCTGAATAGGTGGGCGGTGGACGGGGTTTTGATGCGGCGCTGCCTGTCGCCACCCCGTGCCGCCCCGCGCGTGGGCACGTTCGGTTATCAGCTGTCTTTGCGGATTTTCCGCTCCAGCTGCTCAATGTCTTTTTTCACCCCGCATTTTTCATCCAGCTGCAGGGCCTGCTTAAGATGATTCAGCGCCAGCTCAGGCTCGTTTTCGGTGAGTACCCAGCCAGTGGATTTATGCAGGCGCGCGCGTGACTGATCCGGCATGTCCTGCCCGCTCACAGCGTCCAGCGTCTGCAGCAGCAGGTCAGCATCAAATGGGGTTTCTGCCAGAATGGCGGCTTTGGCGGCATCCGCCATTTCCTCGGCAAGCAGCGTCTGCACGTTACGGCTGAACCCCTGCGGCATTACCCAGCCGTGCTTAAGGGCATGGCGGCCAATGGTCAGCGCACCGGCATAGTCACCGGCATCAATGCGCCACAGCATCACATACATCACTACGTCATCCTGATTCGGGCTGTCGGCGCTCAGGGTGCCATCGACCCAGGCGGCATATTTCGGCAGGACTTCGGCTTTTATTTCCGCTTTTTTGGCATTGGACTGAACGCCCTTGAGGCGCCGGCGGTCTTCGATCAGTTGTAGCAGCATCAACTCGTAGCCGCTGGCGTGGCGAACACTGCCGCCCTGAAGGGCGGCCTGTTCAGCCTGAACACGCAAACGGTGCTGCCGTGCGGGACTCAGGCTCATGGATTACGCCTCCGTTCCGGCGGTTGCCGGTGCCGTGAAGTCACCCATTTCAATATTTTCGACCAGCGCGGCACAGCGGTAGTCTTCGATCACGTACGCCTCGTTGACCGATTCGAAATTTTCGATGCGGTCACGCTTCGGATTGTCGATGACCGAGCGGCGGCGGGTGTCTTCCTGCCAGTAAATCGACAGGTTATCGAGGCGGGTAATCATCACCGCATTGGCGGGGAAGTAAGGCGCACGCACCGCCTGCAGGCCGCCCATGCGTTTCTGGCTGATAATCAGATCGGCGGCCAGCTTGTTAACGTTGTCCTGCCCGTTGTTGACTAGCGGGAAATATTTGTCGGCCAGCAGCTCGCGACCACAGATAACCACCAGTTCGTCATCGTCCTGGAAGATGGGATCGATAAGCTCGTTAACGGCATCCATGACCAACGCGTCAAGGTTGGCATAGGTGCCTTTGATGCCGACCTTGACCGTTTTAGCCGTGGTTACGCCGTCTTTGGTTTCGCTGCCCATGACGTTATCAGGCGCATCTTCGCGCAGCTTCTGCAGCCAGCCTTTATTAACGTCCTGCAGCATCTGATTTTTGACGCGATCGGATGTCTTTTCGCGCTTGATGCCGTTAAAGCCGATCATGATGCGGTCCAGCGCCTGACGCTTCACGATGGCGTCACGGATACGCACCTGGAAATCCTGGAATTTTGCCCACAGGTCCAGTTTCGCGTAGGTAATGGCCGTATCAAAGTTGGTCTGCTCGCACTTGTATTCGATTTCGGTCATCGCACTCGGATCGGTTGGCTCACGATCTTTGGTGCTGGTATCGGTTGTGCCTGCGATAGAGCTACCGACGCCGAGGCCGAGCAGCTGGCCGGACTGTTCCTGCACACCGATAACGTTAATCAGCGTCAGGAATGCGGCTGACTGCTGAATGGTGTCTTCCAGCTTCTGCGCCACGGACGGCTCTACGGCAAACTTGGTGGACAGCTCTTCAACCGGCACGCTGTAGATGTGCGCCAGTTGGGTTAAATAGGCGTTGTAAGCAAAACGGGTAGTCTTTTTCATGGGGTTTGCTGCTCCTTTAGCAGTTTGTCAGGGTGGCAGCGGGTGCAGTACCGCCCGCTGCGCGCTGGCGAAAGTCTTTGCGGCCGTCTTCCTGGCTCAGCTGCGCTTTCAGTTCGCTAAATTCGCTCTGCTGTTCGGCAAAGGCGGACTGTGTTTCCTGCAGCTGCGATTCCAGAGCACTGATTCGCTCCGCCTGCTCGCTGACGGCCTTGTCATTGGCTGCACTGTAGCTCTGCTGTTCGCTGGCAATCAGCTCGACGGCCTGATGAACATCACTGAAACGCGCGTCGTCGGTCTGCTGCTGCCTGCTGAACATTTGTTGAATGCGCTTAAACAGAGCGGGCTTTGCCTCCGGCACGTCTTCCAGCTCGATCGCGGTCTCAGCGGCGGCGGTAAAGAGGTTGTCCGGGTGCTGTTTGCGGTTTGCCAGGGGGTTTTTGGCAGCGCTGGCGCTGAACTGCAGCATCTCGGTGCCGAGGCTTGCCGGATCGTCAGTTGCTGCCAGGCCGACCAGATACGCCTTGCCGGTGTCTGCAAACTTGGTATTCACCTCCATTGAGGTAAAAAGTTTCTGACCTTTTTTAACCAGCTCGACAAGTGAACCCGTCGGCAGGATGTCGGCATACAGGGCCATTTTTCCGGCCAGCGGGCCGTCTTTGATTTCTTCCGCGACTAGTGCACTCACCGTGCCGTAGCGGTTAAAGGTGCTGTCTGGTGCGTATGACTTTAAGTGCTCCAGATTAATCGTGGCGGTGTAAACCGACGGGTTGTAGGCGTCGGCCATCTGTACCAGCCATTCGCGGGAAATTTCGCGCCCGTCGGTAGTGGCACCTTCCACCCCGATTCGGAAACGCTTTGCAGCTACTGTCATGTGCCAGGCTCCGGTTTGAAAAACTCTGTGAGTCCCTATGTTTGCGGCGAGAAGGGTACTGAAACAACGCGGCGGCGTTGTACCGTAATTCACACAATCACGGGCGGCGGAAAAGGAAACGGGCGGGCCGTATTTTGGGGCCATGACAACGACAATCGCCCCCGCAGACCTCGATCCCCGCAGACAGGCTTTGCTTCTGTTCTTTCAGGGATACCGCATCGCCCGCATTGCTGAAATGCTGGGAGAGAAACCCGCAACCGTTCACAGCTGGAAAAAACGCGACAGGTGGGGCGACTATGGCCCGCTTGACCAGATGCAGCTCACCACTGCCGCGCGCTACACACAGCTGGTCATGAAAGAGGACAAAGAAGGGAAGGATTACAAGGAAATTGACCTGTTAAGCCGTCAGGCTGTGCAGCAGGCGCGCATTGGGAAATTCAACAACGGCGGCAATGAGGCCGATCTCAATCCCAGAGTGGCGAACCGCAACAAAGGCCCTCGCACGCCACCGGAAAAGAACGTTTTCAGCGATGAACAGATCGAAAAGTTACAGGAAATTTTTCACGGCACAATGTTCGGCTATCAGCGCAACTGGTGGGAAGCCGGAAACAAGCACCGCATCAGGAACGTTCTCAAGTCGCGCCAGATTGGTGCGACCTTCTACTTTGCCCGCGAGGCGCTGATCGATGCGCTGACCACCGGACGCAACCAGATATTTTTATCCGCCAGTAAGGCGCAGGCGCACGTTTTCAAACAGTACATAATTGAGTTTGCCCGCGAGGCTGACGTAGACCTGAAGGGCGATCCGATGACGCTGTCCAACGGCGCATGTCTGTATTTCCTCGGCACAAACGCCCGCACCGCGCAGAGTTATCACGGCAACCTCTACCTGGATGAATATTTCTGGATACCGAGATTCCAGGAACTGCGCAAAGTGGCGTCGGGCATGGCGCTGCAGAAAAAATGGCGACAAACCTATTTTTCAACGCCGTCCAGCCTTACACACAGCGCCTATCCGTTCTGGTCTGGCGCCCTGTTCAATCGTGGGCGCGCCAAAGCCGAGCGCGTTGACATCGATCTGACGCACGGCAACCTTTCGCGGGGCCGTTACTGCGACGACGGCCAGTATCGCCAGATTGTCACGATTGATGATGCTGTAAGCGGTGGCTGTAACCTCTTTGACCTCGACCAGCTGCGCCTTGAATACAGTCCGCCGGAGTACCAGAACCTGCTAATGTGTGAGTTTGTGGACGATCTGGCGTCGGTGTTCCCGCTGACCATGCTGCAGTCGTGCATGGTAGACAGTTGGGAGGTTTGGAAGGACTTCGAAGCCTTTGCCCTGCGCCCCTTTGCCTATAACGAAGTGTGGATCGGTTATGACCCGGCCAAAGGCACGCAAAACGGCGATAGTGCGGGCTGTGTGGTTATCGCGCCGCCTGCCGTGTCGGGCGGTAAGTTCCGCATCCTTGAGCGGCATCAGTGGCGCGGAATGGACTTCCGCGCGCAGGCCGACGCCATTAAGGCGCTGACAAAGCAGTATAACGTGACCTACATCGGCATTGACTCCACCGGCGTTGGACTCGGCGTCTATGAAAACGTGAAGGCATTTTTCCCGCAGGTTAAAGAGTTTGTTTATAACCCCAACGTCAAAAACGCCCTGGTGCTCAAGGCTTACGACATCATCAGCCATCAGCGCCTGGAGTTTGACGCCGGACACCTCGATATCGCTCAGTCATTTATGGCAATCCGCCGCGCCACCACGGCCAGCGGCAACCGCCCAACCTACGAAGCCAGCCGCAGCGAAGAAGCCAGCCACGCGGATTTAGCTTGGGCGGTCATGCACGCCCTGGCTAACGAACCGCTGCAGGGCGAGGCGGCAGGTAAACGCAACATTATGGAGATGTTTTAATGAGCAAACGCAGAAACAGCGCACGCACGCAGCCCTTGCCGCGACAGGACAAAATGACGGGCGCACCGGCGGCAGAGGCGTTTACCTTTGGCGAACCGATCCCGGTGCTGGATCGCCGCGAAATACTGGACTACGTGGAATGCGTTATCAATGACCGCTGGTATGAGCCGCCCGTGAGTTTTGAAGGGCTGGCGCGCACGTTCCGCGCGGCTGTGCACCACAGCTCGGCGCTCAGCGTGAAATGTAACATTCTGGCGAGTACCTTTGTCCCGCATCCGCTGTTAAGTCAGCAGGCTTTCACCCGGTTTGCTCAGGATTATCTGGTATTTGGTAATGCCTACCTGGAGCGCCGCACGTCACGCCTCGGCAATACCTTAAGCCTTGAGCCGTCATTGGCAAAATACACGCGACGCGGCACAGATTTAGACACTTACTGGTTCGTGCAGTACGGCCTCAACACGCAGCCCTATGAATTTATGGCAGGTAGTGTATTTCACCTGATGGAGCCGGACTTCAATCAGGAGGTTTACGGCCTGCCCGGTTACCTGTCGGCCATTCCGTCCGTGCTGCTGAACGAGTCGGCTACACTGTTTCGCCGTAAGTATTACCTGAACGGCAGTCACGCTGGTTTCATCATGTACGTGACAGACCCGGCGCAGAATCAGGAAGACGTAGACGCTATGCGCAAAGCAATGAAAAGCGCTAAAGGTCCTGGCAACTTCCGAAACCTGTTTATGTACTCGCCGACCGGCAAAAAAGACGGCATTCAGATCATCCCGCTCTCAGAGGTAGCGGCAAAGGATGAATTCCTGAACATCAAAAATGTAAGCCGTGACGATATGCTGGCCGTGCATCGTGTGCCGCCGCAACTGATGGGGATAATCCCAAACAACACAGGCGGGTTTGGTGACGTTGAAAAGGCTAGCAAGGTGTTCGTTCGCAATGAGCTAATTCCATTGCAGGAGAGAATGAAAGAGCTAAACGAATGGCAAGGAAATGAAATCGTGCGCTTCAAACCTTACGTATTGGATTTCAGTTAATTGTACAACCATAAAAAGTCGAAGGTGGTAATTTCAAAAATACTGCAATTAAATCAGGTTCCCCTGAGAACTTAAATGCTGAATGCTTAGAAGGTGGTTATTTGATTCATTAATCACCTTAATTAAATTCTCATAGTCTCCTTTCGTCTTTAGTGGCTGAGCCTTCATATTTAAGACCAATTCAATATTCCCCTCACAATTGAGATTTAGTGGGTTATCAAATAAATGAGGCACCACAGCAAATATTGGCCTTTTTGCCTTTAATGCGAAATCAGCCTGGGTCATAGTACCGCTATTCATCGCAGCTTCGATCAATACAGATGCAGCGGATAATCCGACTTGAATTCTATTCCTTTGTACAAAAGACTGTTTTTGAGCTGGCCTACCCATTGGGTATTCAGAGATCCAAGCACCACCTTTCTCAAGGATTTCGAAAGCTAAGCGACTATTTTGTTT